CTTCTCCCCTTTTTTTGTGTAGAATAACTGAAGATAACTTTATTATATGGATAGAGAAAAAGTTAAACTGATTATAAGGAATATGGAACTGCTTTTGGATTCTTTGAAGGCAGAAATCTACACAGACGTTCAAGCACATAAAGCAAAAAGTAATCAAAAAATTATTGATTACGATGAAATATTTGAGGAATATGATGACTAGTAGATCGAGGCAATTAGTTAAACTACTTAAAAGATTAATCAAACAAGAACATTTGTATTCAGACAAACAACTAAAAGAAATGAGATCACAATTGAGAGTTGTGGAAAATGAACTTGTTGAATTAGAAAAACTTACATCAAAAGGATTTGGAAAGAAATGAAACCAATTAAAGCAAAAGATCTTCTTGAATTGGATAAAGAAATGAAAGTTGTGATGCTTAATCAAACACAACTTCCACAAACTCTTGTATGGCAAGGAGGTAAGAATGACTATTCCGAAGATCCCATTCATACCAAACTTCCACCAAATGAAAAGGAATGTGGTAAATGGGTTATTGAGCAACTACTTGCAAATGAACGTGGGCACTGGGGTCCATTGGAGCATCCTGCGATTACTTTGGATTGCGTTGGATTTGTTCATAATGTAATGGTTCAGGCACGAACTCATCGTGTTGGTGTGTCTTTTGATGTTCAATCTCAACGTTATACTGGTCGTCGTGTACTTAAGGTTGCCAAGGGTGAACTGAAACCAGAAAAGGTTTATTATGTGCGTCCAGAAGGTCTCTACCTTGACCGTAAAGGGCATAAGTATGAATGGACTAGGGAAGATTACGAAAGGCAGTTAAAGTTTTGTCTGTCGGCATCTGAGAGGTATGCAGAGGGTTACAATACTCGTGGTATGGCAGAAGAACATCTCCGCGATTATCTTCCTCAAAATATTCGTCAGAACTTTGTAGTCTCATTCTCTCTTCGTGCTGCACTACACTTTCTCGATCTTCGTGCAAAGTTGGATGCACAAGTAGAAATTCAGGCACTTTGTGAAGCAATGGTCCCTATCATTAAAGAATGGGTTCCTGAGATTTTTAGTTATTATGAGGAGAAGCGTCTTCATAAGGCACGTTTGAGTCCCTGATCTAAATAATTTTATATAAAATGGAGGTATAACTTTTGGCAATATATCCAATTATTCACAAAGAAACTGGTGAAACAAAAGTAATTGAAATGAGTGTTCATGACATTACTCAATGGTATAAAGACAATCCAGAATGGCATAGAGATTGGTCTAAGGGTTGTGCCTCACCAGGAGAGGTTGGGGATTTATTAAGTAAACATATCAGAAGAAACCCTGGATGGAATGATGTCCTACACAAGGTTTCAAAAGTCCCAGGTGCAAATGTAAAACCTATTTAACTATGGCAAGAAAAAGAAGGAGCAATGACAACCACCCAATTGGAGTTGGTTTGACGACTAGGCAAATGAAAAAAAGAAAACCAATTAGTGCTGACTATTTGGTTGATATTGAACCTCTTACAGAAAATCAAAGGAAACTTTTTAAGGCATATGAGGAAGGTAAGCATTTAGTTGCTTATGGTGCTGCTGGTACAGGCAAGACATTTATCACTCTGTACAACGCACTCAAAGATGTATTTGATGAGACAACACCATACGAACAAATCTATGTGGTTCGTTCTCTTGTAGCAACTCGTGAAATTGGTTTTCTCCCAGGAGACCACGATGATAAGTCTGCTCTTTATCAAATTCCTTATAAGAATATGGTAAAGTATATGTTCCAGATGCCAAGTGATGCTGATTTTGAGATGCTTTATGGTAATCTCAAATCTCAGGAAACTGTAAAGTTCTGGAGTACATCTTTTATTCGTGGTACAACACTTGATAATTCAATTATCATTATTGATGAGATGCAGAATCTTAATTTTCACGAATTGGATTCTATTATCACTCGTGTTGGTGAAAATAGTAGAATTTGTTTTTGTGGTGATGCAACTCAATCTGATTTAGTAAAAGCAAATGAGAGAAATGGCATTGTTGACTTTATGAATATTTTGAGAAAAATGGATTCATTCGAACTGGTCGAATTTGGTGTTGATGACATTGTTCGTTCTGGTCTTGTGAAAGAATATATTACTGCAAAACTTGAACTCGGGTTGTGATGTCAAATCCTTTAATTGAAAAATATAATGAATTATATGGTTCAAAGCAAAAGAAAATAGAAAGATTTAATTATGTGAATTTGAATCTCCCTCAATTGGAGAGGGAGACCATTGATGGAGTTCGTTATTATAAGGTTCCAAATGAAGACCAGTTAATTAAATTGGTCTCCATTACTTCTGTAACCAGTCATAAGAACCGTCAGTTCTTTGCTGATTGGAGAAAAAAAGTAGGAGAAGAACAAGCAAATAAAATCACAAAGCAAGCAACCAGTCGTGGGACTGATATGCATACACTTGCTGAAATGTATTTGAAGAATGAAGAGTTTAATTCTGAGGTTCTTCCAATTTCGCAAATGTTATTTGGAATTGCGAAACCTTATTTGAATAAGATAAATAATATTCACGCACTTGAAAATTCTTTGTATAGCAAAGTTTTAGGTATTGCGGGAACTGTTGATTGTATTGCCGAATACAATGGTGAATTAGCAGTCATTGACTTTAAAACTTCTAAGAAACCAAAACCAAGAGATTGGATTGAGCATTATTTCGTTCAATGTGCTGCTTATGCTTGCATGTTATATGAAATGACTGGTATAATGGTAAAGAAATTTGTCATCATTATGGCTTGTGAAAATGGAGAATGCGAAATTTATGAAGAGTATGATAAAGGAAAGTACATTAAGTTACTCACCGAATATATTAGAGAATTTGTTAGAGATAAACTTCAGCAGTATGAATGATAAACTCAAGGAAGAATTAAATAACAAGTTTCTATGTCCTCAAAAGTTCGCTCAGGATATAGAGAATATTGTTAAAGAATCCAAAATCAATTATATTGATGCAATCGTCACATATTGTGAAGAAAATAGCATTGAAATTGATACTATATCTAAATTAGTTTCTAAACCATTGAAAGAGAAACTTAAAAATGATGCTATGGAATTGAATTTTTTGAAAAAAACTACTCGTGCTAAATTGCCATTGTGACTCCTTTTGATGTATATAAAACTTACTTAGCATTCAAAAATCATTTTACAAAAGAAAATTACGATTACTTTAAATATTGTGGAAAGTCCAGAGCATCTCTGGATTCTTTTCATAAGAGGAAGGATAGGTATTTCTTTGAACGAACTTCTAGACAGAAAAATGATGATGAAATCAAAGCATATTTTGTAGCAAACTTTGCAGAATGTAATGACACTCAATCTTTATGGATTGGTGAAATCATTGAGAATGGAGAACAAGTTTATACAAATTGGTTGAAAAAATCTCAAAGTCTTTTTTACTTATTCAAAACAGAAGCAGAAATCTTTATAAACAAAGATAGTTTTGTGGAATTATTTGAGATAAAAAACAATCAACATCCAGAAATTCTCAAAAAGTATTTTCAAAAAGCAATCAGTTTGGAGACAATGGTTATATTGGATATGATATTGGGTTATGTGAAAAAGTTTGATAAGAAACTAACAGACCCAGTGTGGGAAACCGTCAGTCTGAGAATTCGCAAGTATCAACCTTTTCTAAATATTGATGTAGCAAAGTATAAACAAATTGTCAAGGAGATTGTTTTATGAGTGGATTTTTTGATTCAGAACAGGTCAGAGAATCTTTGTTTGAACTTGATGAACTTCAACACAAACTTTTTAGTGAATTATTTGAAATTCCTTTTTCCGATTCGGATAAAAAAAAGGACCTTCTAGAAACAATGAAGAATTTTTTAGAAAAACAAAAAGTCTTTATTTTTAGATTATCCCTATCTAATGATCCAGAAGCAATAGAAATGAAGAATCGAATTCTTGATTCTGCTTTATTATTTGGATTAGAACCAGGAGACAATATCAATACATTCTTTGCGAAGATGGAAGAGTCGATTGAAAACCTCGAAAAGACCCTTGACGACTGACCTTATATCTGCTATAATTAATACGGATAATACATCCAATACTCTCAATACAAAAAATACGGAGAATACAAATGTCATTTGCTGATTTGAAGAAGCAATCAAAACTGGGTTCTTTGACCGAGAAACTCATCAAACAAGTTGAAAAACTCAACGACGGTGGTTCCAAAGATGATGATCGTTTTTGGAAACCTGTAATGGATAAAGGTGGAACTGGTTCTGCTGTAATCCGTTTTCTTCCTGCTCCCGAAGGTTGTGATCTACCTTGGGCTCAGGTCTGGTCTCACGCATTTCAAGGAACTGGTGGTTGGTTGATTGATAACTGTCTCACAACTTTGGGACAAAACTGTCCTGTATGTGAAGCAAACAGAGAACTTTGGAATACTGGTAGTAAAGATAATCAAAATATTGTTCGTGATCGCAAGCGTAAGCTTTCGTATTTCGCAAACATCTATGTTGTAAAAGATCCTGCGAACCCTGCGAATGAAGGACGAGTGTTCCTTTATAAGTTTGGTAAGAAAATCTTTGATAAGATTATGGCTTCTATGCAACCAGAGTTTGATGATGAAGAACCAATCAATCCTTTTGATTTCTGGAAGGGTGCTAACTTCAAACTGAAGTTGGTGAAGAAAGATGGTTATTGGAACTATGATAAATCTGAATTTGCATCACCTTCTGCTCTTCTTGATGACGATGATGAACTGGAAGCAATCTACAAATCACTCAATAACTTGAATGATTTTGTTGCTCCAAGTGAATTCAAGTCTTATGAAGATTTGAAGAAACGTCTTGATTATACACTTGGTCTCAAGGGAACTCCCAAGTTCCAAGACCCTGAAACGATTGATGAAGAGGAAGAAGTTGAAGTTTCACGTTCTGTGAAGGAATCTGTTTCAGTTCGTTCTTCTGCTTCTAGTGATGATGACGAAGACGAGGATGATGCACTTTCATACTTCCAAAAGTTGGCAGAGTCCTGATTTCAAAATCGACTTTTAAATCCATTTTACCCCCGAAAAAAATCGGGGGTATTTTTTTGTCTGTAGGGTTCACACCCCAGTTATTTTTGGATTATAACCACGTTTAGTATTTTGATCTACGTATTGTGAAGATTCCGCATATTTCATAATATTTTTCATATCACTTACAAAGACTGATAAGTATTCTGGTTTTAGGATTAATATTTTTCTTTTCTTTTCATTTTCCAAAACTTCATATTCATAATTA